ATCTCCATAGCTTTATCAAACTTTTCTTTCCAATACTTAATTTCTTTTGCTTGATTTTTTATAACCCAAGATGCGGTAGCCACATTTTCTGAACCAGCAATTGCCTTGTCTTGCATATCGTTAAATTGCTTATCAAGGTCTTTTACAAATGCTTCTATGTCAAAGTTTTTCAATTTAAAGTCCTATTCTCCAAGTCGTCTAACACACGCTGACCAATCTCAGCCGCAGTTTCTGTAAGTAGTATTGGAACTTCCATCTCGTCAATGTTAAGACCGCATACTTTTACTGTGCTTGTTTCGCTATTGGCTACTACGATTACGATAGATATGTTTGGGTCGTCTGTTGAAGTTTCTAGAATTTCTCGCATTGTTTCTAAAGCGTCTGTTGTATTTATCATCTGTATTCTTTCAAGTCGTTCACATCGTTTATTGCATCTATTAAATGCGTTACTGTATCGAGGTTGTTTTCGTTCACTACTACTGCTATACCGCCAGCATCTTCTATCTTCTTTAGTTCGGCTTCTTGCAAAGCCGTTGCCGTATTACTACCAGCCTTACATTCTATTGCAACAAACTTGCCTTTATGACATACGATGATGTCGGGTATACCCGAACGACCATACCCACCCATAACAGGATAGAAATAGTATGCGCCATGAGTTTTAAGTATCTTCGTTACTGAGTCCTTGACTTTCTTCTCCGGTGTCTGTGCCATCGTCTTCCTCCTCTTCTGCTTGCTCTACTGTTAGATCGCTTACAGGCATCTCGATTGTTGATACTCGGAACCCACAGTTTTCACACACTTGTCTGCGTCTTGTCCATGTGGGGCTTTGTGATGCCGTTCTTGTTTGCGTTGTAATTAGTTTGGTTTCGCAGTCAGGGCAGTATCGCATTTAACACCGCCCATCCATATCAAAATCATCATTGTCTTGTAGTGCGCTTGCTTTCTGCACCAACCGACTAAACCTCTCTAGCTTAACTATATCCCGCATCACTTCATGCTTACCCAAGCCAGCCGTTAAAGCTAGCTTGACTACTTCTTCTCTACTTAATTCTTCCATGTTAACCTCGTGACCAAATATACAAACCATATATAAAAATACTAAATGAACCTACTGCAAGTAAAGCACCCATAATGGTATCAGATATAAACCGAAGTGCTCTATCAAAATCTGATTCGCATTTCCACAATGGCGTAGCATAGTTAGCATCTTTAAAGGCTTCAGATGCAGTTCTATAAGTAATACCCACTTCTTTGCGTTGGTCGACATTGTAATTATTTGTATCTCTTTCCATCGCTTCTTGTACTGTGCTTGACGAGGGGTTATACAAGCGGTCAGCTTTTTTCCGTCTAAATTTAGTGACTACCATATCTTTTCTCTCCTTACCTCCATAACTTCTTTCACAACGCGTATACCTACAATAATCCAATAGACAGTCCACCACCAATTACTAGCCTCGGACTCATATAAAAAATACGCTACTAACAAAGCTACCATTTCAAACATTTTGTTTCTCCTTAGTGTAGTCTGTGATAAAAATGGGTGGGGTTCGCTAGCATAGACTGTAGTGCTTTATCTATGCTATCAAACCATGCAATATGATAGCCATTCCCATCATATACTTTGAAGCTCATTTGCTTCTTTCTTCTCTTACAGCTAACTCATCTTGTAGATACCAAATCGCTTTCTTTAAGTCCTCAATGGCATCACGCTTTAAGTCGCACCGCCAAATATACTTGACGGCATTACCTAGGTTGTACCCCATGTGCCGAGTGATTTCTATACACTCCACACCACTAGGGTGTGAGGTGTAGTGCTTGGGGTGATTAACTTGATCGGGTTTGGTAAGTTGTTCTGCAATCTCCTGTTGCAGTTTTCTTGCCTCTTTTGGATTGTATATAACTGTGTCATCGCTATATGACATCCACCCCCCAAAAGGAATTGGTTCTTCCATCATTTCTTCTTCTCCTTAGTTGGTTTGGTTAGTATTGCGTGTTCTGCTCTGTGTAGCTCCATAACTGTATCGCTTAATTTTTGTAGCTTTTCTTCCATGACCTCAATCATTTCAGCTATACACCATATAGCCCCACTTTCGGGGTCGGTTGTAATACGCTCCGCTACAATCTCAGCCACATCTTTGATACCACTTAAGCGGTATGAGATTGTATCTATTTCATTACTAATATCCCAATAAGTCATTTCACTTCTCCTTTAGATTTAGATTCATACTTCCTTGCACTAATACGTTTAAGACAGTTGGCACACTTCCATCGCTTGTGTCTTCCACTACTAATTAAAACTTCTTTACCGCCTTTGAGTGTTTGATACGAATGACACGAAGAACAATACTTTCTACCTGTAACATTGTCAACTGCCTTGCGTATTTGTTCTCCTGTCTTTGTTAAATCACCCACGTTTACCATCCCTTGCTGATGTTACATAAAGCATTTCATTTACAGGAATAGCGCCTAACTTGACTAGGTCAGCTTCAATTCTCTTGCGACCACCCGGTCCGACAAAAATACCTTCGTCATTGTAGCTTGGCACATAAAGCACTTGTCCTATCTTATAACATCTGTATAAATCTCTGTCGTGTTTAACGTCTTTACTACTCATTACTTTCTCCTAGTTGTTTAATTAAATTCTTTGCTTTGGTTTCATGTTTGTGCTCCAATGCGTCAAGCACCCGATCAAACAGAAATTCTTTTGACACTGGTTGCCCATGCCTACGCTTGGGCTTGTGCATTGTTTCAATAGCTACGTTGTTACGGATTGTTACAGGGTTGTTTAACATACCTACTCCTAGAAACTAAGGTTGGATAGGATTGCATCAACGTCTTTCTTAACTGCGTGGCGAGTATCTAAGTCCTTACGCAGATCGTTTAACTCCATGCCGTCAATAGCGTTGTGTAACTTGATGCGTGCATCCTCTAAGTCTGAGTCGCCTGTGATGTTAAGGTCTTTGGCGAGGGAACAAAGTTCTTGAGCAGTATCTAACAAGCTAGCGTGGAACATACGAGGTTGTGCTTTCTGTCCCGCATAGTCAACAGTCAGACGATCAGACATACGCTTGAGGTGATCTTTAAGTCGTGTCTTGATGTCTAACATAGCGTGCTCGATACGCTCATCTGCTAGGCTTGCTAACTTCTTCTGCAACTCTGCTTGTGCGTCGTTACCTACGTCAACTCGGAAGTCACCCGAGGTAGGCACAGGCATATAGTTAACTCGGAAGTCAAAGCGGTGCTTGATGTCGTCAGGGGTTGGATACTCGTTGCGGTTGAACATATCACCGAGAGCCATAGCCTGTGCAGTAATCAAGGTAGGATAAGTAATTACGAAATCATCTACCAAGGCATTGAACTCATCTTCGTAGTCTTGCATACGCTGATTGAACTCCATGAACTTAGATGTAGTCAACAATCTCAAACCACTATCAGACCAAGGCAACGTAACGTCATACAAGTAGGTGCGAATACTACCTACGCATTGGTTGATTGTTTCTAACTCAGGGCGACCCGCTAACAGATTCTTGTTAACACGAGCCGCACCTTTACTGCCTGCACTCTTACCAATCAATACTTCCTCGGTTGTTGTTTTGTCTAACTTGCGTGCGGTCCATTGACGGACATTAACTTCTACCAACATAGCGCAAGTGTCAATGTTGTATCTGCTTTGTTTAACTTGATTCATTTACTTCTCCTTTGTTATGAATAGATGCGAACTGTTTTACCCTTGTTGGACACGAATGAATCGTTGTCCACTACACCAAATAGAATCGGACAGTCGGGTAGTATGTAGTCCGATTCTATGTAGCCGTCTGACAGAATGATGGTAGCCTTGGGCTTGATCTTGTGAGCAGTCATGTATTCGGCAACGCACGTTAAGCGTGTGCCACCACCACCATTGGGTTGTAGTAAGTCAGGTATGCGGTGATAGTCTTGCGGTTTGAATATCTGCTCACCCTCGATGTCACACTCCCACCACAACACACGCACTTGCTCGGGCTTGACATTCTCACAGATGCGAGCGATCTCACCAAACACAGTCCCATACAAACCCATCATGGAACCTGAGGTATCACAAGCAACTACTAACTCGCCTGTTGATTCGCTGAAGTGTGATGGCATGAGGATACCTTGCGGTAGTAGTCGTTTGTTAGGCGGTGCAAAGCGAGAGTAGTCATCACCCTCACATAGCGTAGTGATGAAGTCACGCATGTGGTCACGCCAATTAGTGTCACGCTTTTGTGTAAGCCTATCTAGCGCACTACCACCTCTGCCTGTGCCACGATCTTGCAAACGCTTCTGAAGTATCTTGCCTTGATGTAGCGCTTCGCTAATCTCTTGTGCAGTCTTCTCGCCTAATGCCTCGGCTAGCTTGCCCATGATGTGACTGTCTAACGGCTCACCACCATCACCACTACCCGCCTCAGGGTCGCCACCTTTCTCCTCGCAATCCTTGATTAAGTCTTGCAACACCTCAACGAATGACCACCCGAAATACTTCTTATCGAGTAATGGTGGGACTGTGGTTGTGTGCTCGACAAAGCTATGCGTTGGGTCTGTTTCTTCGATCATGCCGTTGACTACATAATCCATAGCCATGTTACATAAGCGAGGATACTTCTTGGACAACGCAAGGTGGGCAGAGCAATGATGTAAGGCTTTGTGCATTGACTCATGCAACACTAAGAAACGTAACTGCTTGCGTGATAGCGGTTCAATAAAGCTAGGCGCATACCACACGTTGCGACCATCAGTCCCCGCAGTCACTACGTTCTCGTCATACACTACGTCACCCACATACACCACACCTGATAGTGTGGCGAACAATGGGCTATTACTGATGTCGACGTGCGCTGATACGATACGATCACTCAGCGCCATCTTTTCCCATGTGCTAGACATACGTTCTCCTTATTTAGTTGTGAAGTAAATCTTGTTATCTTGAAGCATGGATTGGAACGGCTTAACAGTCACGAAGGTTGATACTCTGCTTGACTGTGCAAGGTTGTGACAGAACATAGACTGCATCTCCTTACGCATACGCAAGACATACTCGCACACACCCTCGGCTTCCTCTCTGCTATTGGTCTGCGTGATGCACTTGAGAACTGTAATAATCTGTGCAACAGGGTTCTCAGGCACAGGGCAAGTCTTAGGTTCGTTGACTATGCGAGTGAACTGCGGTGTCTGCTCACCGAACTTGATGAAAGCCTTGAGAGCCTCGGCACTAGCCTCACCAATCGTGCCTGACAAAGACGCTAGCAAAGTCGGCTCGTCCATACCATCCTTGGCATACACAATGTCGGATGCACCATGCAAACTACGAGGGGTAACATACGAGGTCTGTGCGATAGATGGATTGAAGATGTGTTGATTGTGTGCTTCCATCTTCTGACCATGATACTTACCGCCATCGTGGTAGTCGATAAAGCTATCGAACATCTGTGGGTGCTCATCAGTAAACGCAATAACCTCAGGTGCTAAGCCTCTGTTGATAGCCCACTCACGCCATTCGGGTTGTGTAGGCTTACGCATCTTGACAAACACCAAGCGGTTACGCAAGTGCGCTTGGATACTGTCGCCCAAACCCTCGATAGATAAGTTGGTTGCACAGAACACAACGGAACCCTCGGGCATGTGATAGTTGCCTACCCTACGTTCGTAAACGATTGGTGCAAGAACGTCCTTGATATACTGCCGAGCCTTGGCAATCTCGTCTAAGAATACTAGTGCGGGACGGGAGCCATTGATACCCTTCTGATTGTCCTTGTGAACACCGAAGCGCTCGTTAGGTAACTCACGAGATACACCTTTCTCTCTGTCAATGTCGGGCATCCACACCGAGCCGTCAGATAACTGCGTGCAATCTATCGGGTCAACG